CTGTCTTTACAAAATCTTTCTGTAGTATCTAACAACCATTGTAAATCAGATTTTTCGTTTGTAAAAGTGTTTACAAGTTCTTTAACTGATTTAACTTCTTCCTCGTTTAAATCTTTTCTACGATTAAACTCTATTAAGATTGTTTCTTTTGTAGGTAGGTTCTTATATTGATTGACAAAGTTATATACTTCTTCGTATAATAGTTTTTCAATTCTATTTGTAAAATAATCAGGCTTTACAAAAGGCAAGGCCTTTCTGGTAAAGTCTTCATTATAAAAGAAGTTCTTTAATATAGTTGTTTCAATTCTTTCGTTATTCATCAATCTTTAAAGTTCCATTCTGTAATTGTTCTTCAACACACTCAATTAATATATCACCAATATAGTTTCTAAAATCACTTGACTCTATATCCTTTTTATTAGGATTAGCCATTATGTCATAAGTAAACTTTAATGGTATTTGCCCTTTTTCATTTTCAGTTTCAGAAAATTTAATGTTGTTATACTTATAGATGATACCTTCGTATTCACCTTCCATTATTTTTACACAACTGAAATCATCACCTTGCCTTTGAGCAAAAGCGTATCTTTTAATTTCCGTCTTTTTCTTCGTCTGATCCGTAGCTGAATTTTCGTTTGGCATATTCATCAATCTTATCTAATACATCCTTTGTAAAATATTTTTCAGGTTCTTCATTGATGTTTTTACCAAATACTTTTGAGCCGTCTGGCATTTCATATCTTGTAGATACTTTTTTAAAGATACCAGCAGCCTCACCAAGTTCTAATAAGCCATAATACTTATCAAGTCCTTGTTTGTATGTTAGTCTTACATCAATTTGAGCATTTTCTTTTGTTAAACGAGATTTATAATTTTTACAATGTATAATATTACCAACTACTTCGGTACCATCTTTTTCTTTTCTTTTACCGAGATAGACGATTGATGAGGCAGCGTATTTCAAACCTGAACCGCCACCCATTTCTTTTTGAGGGAACATTGAACCGATAACGTCATATGTGTGATTAGTCATAATCATTGGTATATTTGCTTTACCAAGTTTCAATGTTAAAACTCTAAATGTAGATTTGACTATTTGTGATCTAGTCATATCTCTTGTTTCTTTACCAGCAGCCGTATCTTCCATTTCTTTTGTTGTAGATAACATTCCTAAACTATCTAATACAAACATTATTGGTTTTCTTTTATCTATTGGCTGTTCCAAATACTTGTCTATAATTCTAATTGATTGTGTTCTAAATTCTTGTACTGTCGCAACTGGTACAATTACCATTCTTGTACTATCTACACTACGACTTTCAATCATCTCTTTTGAGATGGCTGATTCTGATTCAAAGTAAATCACACCAGCGTCTTTATCCATATCTAAAAAATGTTTACAAATACCTAAGGCAAAAAATGTTTTACCTGTAGCCGCTTCGCCAGCGATTGCTGTAATTTTGTTTCCTGGCATTCCGCCATAGATTGAACCAGATAATAAAGCGTTAAAAGAATACGAGCCTGTATCAATAAAGCTGGTCACATCAGCACTATCAACTCCATCAGCTACGATTGTAGCGTATTCATTACCTGTTTCTTTAATTATTTCCTTTAGAAAATTGCTCATATTCTATAATCTCCTTTTCACTATATTTTAGTATATAATATTTTATGTTTTCATTATAACAGAATTGTCTAACTTTGTCAAGCTCCTTTGGTTTAAAGTATTCTCTTAAAGCGACTTTACCATTACTATATATCATTATTTCCATTACTTATATTAAAATTGACAATACATCTAACATCTTTAGTTGGTTGTTCAGCTGTATGCCAATATAATCCATCAAATACCACAACTCTACCTTGTTTGGGTTTTATTCTTTTTAGTTCTTTAATATCTTCAAAGAATGGTATATCATTTTTGTCTTTACTTTTGTAATTATATATTACGGTTTCTCCGTCACTATCTGTCACGTAATATAAAAAAACTAAATGTGGTTCAGTTCTATCTAAATGTGGTGTATCAACACCTTTACCTATGTAATCTTTATTTAATGGTAATTGTAAAAACGATCTGACCTCTAAAAGAGCGTCTTTATTATATAAAGGTTTTAATTTTAATTTCTTTCTGGTATTTAAAACTACATTATATAAAACATTATTTAAATTATTTTTATCAAAGATTATTTTAAAGCCTGGCCTTCGTTGGTGTAAATTGTTTTCTAAAGACACATCTTCAATAAATGACCAATTACAATCATTAAATAAATATTTCTTTAAGTATAATTGTTCTACTTCGTTTATTATATTATCTATTACTAATATCTTCTTCATCATCAAAAACATCTTCCCAACCACTCTTAGCTCGTAAAACTACAGGCCTGCCTTTTGGTTTAGGAATTTTCAATTCAGGCATATGTGCTGATCCTTCCCAATCAAATCTTAAACTAGGGTCTTTAGGAACCCAACCTTTTCTTGGCTCTTCGTAATCTTCAGTTTTTACTCTTGTCCATAACATATCTTTCATTTCTTTTATGTCTATCATACCAAATTCATTATAAACTCTATTTTCAAACTGTTCAGCCATATTGTGTACAATCTCTTTATTGTATTGTACTTTACGTTGGTAATCCCAATACTCTTTTAAATCTTTGTACTGTTCTTTTGTAATCATCTGATAATTTGTATCTGTGCACTTGGTGACCATATTTCAAGTTCTCTCCTCAAACGATTTTCATTTTTAAGATTATTATAACGATTGGTTGCTTTATTTTTCCACCAGTCCGTTATATTATTTAGGTAATGTTTATCGTAATTGTCGTCTTTAACAATCTCGGTTTCTTTACCATTTACAATATTAATATAGTTTTTAATTCCATAATTACAAGAGTAATATCTTTTTCTTTCAGTTAATTTTTTAGCGTTATTAATAGTTGTATTAAAATTCTCTAAATCAGTACCATCTAAACTTCTTTTAATTAAACCAATGATGGCTGTTGTAAGTTTTAACTTTTTACTTGAAGCGTCATCTTTAACTAATTTGCCTACATTGTTTTCAACAAAGTTAGATAAGTCGTGGTAAGGTTTGCCGTGTATCAAAGGAATAAAATCACTATCTGTTAAACCTTTATATCTTAAAAATGGTTTCATACCATCATATTGACTTGATGATTTACTATTACCATATAAAGATGTCGTTTCAAATAGAGCTAAGTTCATATCATATTTACTGTTCATCATTTCTCTTACTTCGTGTGAACAACAAACGGCCGCTAATAATTTACCACCCAAATAATTAAAACCAAAAGGTTGCACAGGCACAATTACAAAACCCATAATAGAAGTTTTGTTAAATGATTTCAAATCTGGTACTTGACCTAATAGTTCATTACGTGGTTTCATATTAATAACTGGTGATGATAGTCTAATAAATCCAACTATTTTTTGTGTGTTAGTTTCCATAACAACTATCTTTAAGTTCTTACCTGGAACACTTGACATATTTGTGTGAGAAGAAACCATATTTAAAAGTTTATCAAATCTTTCATTGACTATAACTTTAATTTCAAAGTTCATTTTTTCAGGTGGCATATCATTATCATTAAATAAATCTTCTTCAGGACCATCATCAAATAATGTACCAGCTGAATTGTTTGTTTCTAATTGAGAAAGCTTTTGATCTCTCATATACTGATCTATTCTATCAAACTGACTAAAATAGTCATTGAATATACCAGCACAATATAAAGCTTGTTCTTTTGTTAATGTTCTTCTTTGTTCCATTTCACTAATATCCATATTATAAAAAGATATACTACTATAACATATCCTAATGATAAAATCAAGTCTAAAATCAAAACTTACCTACTTCGTTACCCCAACTATCCCAACCTGGTCTTTTATTTCTAGCAAACAGTTCAATGTAGGGGCCCTCCAATAATCGTTCAATGTGTTCGTACATCTGGTCTGGTTTTCTGGAGTGTTCTCTACGTGGAGATACAACTAATTGATTAACGTCTTTATTGATTCGTTTAGGTTTACCTTTAGTTGCTAACAATGCCATTTCAGGATTAGCACGTGTCCAATAACCTAAACCTTTAAAATAATTAGGATTGTTTTTGTTTTGTTTAACCCAAGTAAAAGCAACTGTCTTATAAGTGAAACCCCAAGCCTCTATAACTTCAAATGCTTTTTGAAGAAAGGGATCGGTTACCCACATTATAAGGGTGGAATCGCTCTCAGCAATAGAGTTAATAGGAAGAAGAATGATGTCAGATAAACTAAGGCAAGAATAATGCCTAGTGGCGTTTCTTCCTTCTCCTTTTTTCGAATACGATTTAAAATACCACGGAGGGTCTGCATAAATTACTTTGTATTTGTTTCTAATATTACTTATATCCATAACTCATCATTACAAATTTAATTAGTATGTAAAATGCGAATAGGTGCCATACTCTAATCGCAGGATTAATTGCTAGAATTTGGCCAAATCTAAATGACCAGAATATTGTTAAGTAAAATATTATTATGTCCATCATCCAAAAAATGACTCTAAACTAGCCTTTTGTTCGTGTTCCCAACCAATTGCTTGTAATATAAATCTCATAGGGTCTAAAAATGTTTTTTCAAATTGTGTTTCATAATCAATATATTGTTGTAGTTTAAATTCTTTTGGAAGTTTGGTCACATAACTAATTACATCAAACTTAAATGGATTAGCCTCAATTAGTTTTAAAAACTTAATCTTGTCACCTTCTTGTATGTGTGGATATTTACGGCCTAAACCAAATTGTTTTAGTTGATGATTGTAAATCAAAGCACCTTTAACGTGTATTGGTGTACCTTTGATAAAGATATTATTACTATCTTTATATTTTCTCATATTATTACAAGACCTAGGAAAAGATATTTGTTCAGCAGTCATACTAAAAAATTCTTTTTTAAAGTCAGCAATAAACTTATGTAAATCAGATTGTTCTTTAGACATTATAATCTTAATAGCTTCTTTAATCTTACCTCTACAAACTTGTGGTGTTGATGATTTAACTGCCTCAATACCCATAATTTTTAATTTAGGATTTGCTAGTCTAACACCTTCCTCATCTAACACATTTAACATATATCTCTTTTTAGCCACCCATATGCCTTTGTTGGCGATAACTTCTCGTTTCATCACCATACAATTTTTAAAAGCATTTGTATAATCAGATAATTCATTAAAACATTTTTCTAAAAATGGTTCTATTCTACTGTCAACAACCTTGTTTAAGAAATTACATATCTGTTCATTATCTTTACCCTCACAAGTCTTTTGTACTAACTTATCAAGTGTAACATAAATTGAATCTGTGTCTGAAGCCACAATATAATCTATCTTATCGTGTGTCTTTAATATTCTGTTTAGATATTCATTTACCTTTTCCTCAATAAAACGAATAATAAATTGGCCTGCTGTTGTAATAGCACTTGCTTGTCTTACATCATAATATCTAAAGTATTGATTACCTACAGCACCATAAGCTGAGTTTAAGGCAATCTTTCTTGCCCATTGAATATTATGACAACGAGATATTTCTCTTACAAGTTTATGTTCTTTTGTTTTTTCATATTCTTTTTTTGCTTTCAACATTCGTTTCTTGTATATGACTCGTTCATTGTACATTGTTTCCATCATTTCAGGCAAGAAACCTTGATTGTCTGTTTTAAATAAAGCACCGTTAGGAGTTATACAAGCACCTTCCGTTTTTAAATGAGCGAGTGGTGTAGATTGAGTTAACATTTTATTAACTGAAACACCAGATGACTTCACACCAATAATTTTTTCTGGAGAAATATTATATTGAATTATGATATGAGGATATAGTGAGTTAATATCAAACGACACCACCCATTTGTGTTGACCAAGTTGAGGCTCTTTTACATAAGCGCCTTCATATTTTGTTTCTTTTAAATGTTCTTCTCTTGGAGGTACACAAATATTTTTTTTCATTAAATGATTTGCTATCAAAGTATCCCATACTCTAACTTGTGAAAATATATCACCATAATTTACTTTACTTTCATAAGCAACAGTTAATGATAAATCAATTAAACCTAATTTGTCTTCTAATCCATCAACGATTTCTACGTCTTGTATATTGTAATCAATAAATGATTGAAAGTCTTTTGTATACCATTCTTTAAATGTATCATATGGCATTTCGTCTTTACCACGGCCAAGTTCTAGTTCACCAATAAAGTCTAGTTTATAACTCTCTTGCCTTGTTGGTATAAACCATTTGTATAAATCTAAGTAATCTAAATTAGTAATACCATATAAAGTATATACTGTTTGAGGTCTACCTCTAACAACAACTTCCTCTCTATGAATTAAGTTCCAAGGCGACATCTTGTTGGCTACTTTATCACCAGCAATCATTTTAATTCTATTCATCAAATAAGGTAAGTCAAAGAATTTTGTATTCCAACCTGTAATAACATCTGGATAGTTCTTAATCCAAAACTTCATAAATTCAAATAGTAAATGATTTTCATTCTTACATTTGATATAAGTTATATCTGTTCTATCAGTTTTATAATCACCAACACCCCAAGTTATAATTTGTTTGTTAGATTGATTTTTAACAGTAATACAAAGTAATTCTTCTATTGGATTTTCTACATCTGGAAAACCAGATTCACAGGCCGTTTCAATGTCGAGTGTAAAGATTTTAATGAAGTTCTTATCCCATTCAATTTCCTGAGGAAACTCTTTACCAATATATTGATAATGGTATCTTTCTAAACCGTAAATAGGAGAATTTTGAGTTACAACTTCTCGTCTAAACTTACGAGCAGCGTCTATGTTTTTAAATGTGATTGGTTTTAAATATTGACCTTGTAGATTTTTATATTCAGTTTCTTGTTGTGTTAAAGCATATAGAGTAGGACCAAAGTCTATTTTTTCTTTATAGTCTTTGCCACCGTGTATGCCTCTAATAAGAAGTTTACCTTTGTGTTCAATTACTGATTTATAAAAGTTCATAATTTAGTTTGGTGGAGGATAGCGGGATCGAACCGCTGACCTCCTGAATGCAAATCAGGCGCTCTCCCAGCTGAGCTAATCCCCCAATTCATACTTATAAGTCTTTTAACAAAGTTGCTATCAAGCCGTTGTGTTTTTTAGTTAGTGTTATCTGACAAGATAATCTACTTTGTTTTGGTTTATATTCTGGTTCATATTCTAATAATTCCATTTCTGCTGTTTCTTTTGGAATAGGTTCAAAATATCTTTCATCAATATGTACGTGACAAGTCGCACAAGCACAACTTCCACAGCAATCTGCTGGTATTTCTGGTATAGAAGTCTTTGAATAATCTCTAGCAGCTTCCATCAAAGTTGAACCCTCTGGTACGTCAACTGCTATTTTTGATCCGTCACGGACAAAATAAACAGTTATCATATTACAACTTTGGTATTTTAGTTTCTGAAATTAATCCTGGAGTAGTAATAATACTACTTGTATTTTGTTGATAAGATTTTAATATCTCATCTTTTGGATCAACCATAGAAATTACATTTTGATTTTTAATTTCTATCGTATCTGTTTTTCCATAAGGACTGTAAAGTGTCATCATCAATTGTACAGGTTTGCCTGGTCCTTGTTGATGAGGTATAATAACAAATGCTTGTTTTAACTCTACCGTATCTGTTTCTGGATTATTTTTTACTTTTGCTATCACATCTTCTCCTGTGGATAGCCTTAATATTTTCACGTCTGACATAATATTTCTCCTTCATTATTAATATATCACAAATTGACTTAATTGTCAATGTTATTTTCTTTTTCAACTGGTCTTAATCGTTTACTTAATACAAAAGTTCTATTAGGGTTGACACTAACATTCATCTGTCGCATTAAATCTCTACATATAAGCAAATCTGAACCTGAACGAGGTCTTGCATCTAAACCAACTTCAATATTTTTATATGTAAATCCATTAAAACTTAAATCTACTAATACAGTTGGTCTTGTTTCGGATGGCTCTTCACCATCAGCATTTGCTCTAAAAATTTTACTTGTACCGTGTCTTGGTTTAGAAAAGGTTTTACCGTTATATTTCCATTTAATTGTTTTGCCTTGTTCTATAATTTCATCAGCGTGTAAAGCACAAGCTTTTGAACCATTACCTGTATCAAACTTTGCTCTAACTTTTCCAACTTCATCTATGTCAATTGTTTCTAACCAACCACATTCTAACATAGCTTGTCTATCCCAATGGCCTCTTTTAGAAACCCAATCAATAACGTTATACATTAATTTTTCACCATCTATTCTTCCTGATGGTTCTGGATCAGAATAATAATCTTTATATTGATAACCCTCGTAATCAGCACCTGAACCTGGACTTCCGTTGATTTCTAATATATAAGGTTTTCCTTTATAAACAATGTGGTCAACTCCTACCATATATGCTTTTGAAACTCTACTTGCTTTTAAAACAAGTTCTTGTTCTTCTTCACTTAATTTATATGGTTTAGCTTCAGCACCTCTATGAGTATTTGATCTAAAATCATATGAGGAGTGTATTCTTTTTGTAGAGGCAAATATTTTATTATCTACCACAAATGTTCTTACATCAAATGCTGTAGGCATATATTCTTGTATTAATAATTCTGCATCGTGTTTCCATAATGCTTGAATAGTAGATACTAAAGATTCATAACTTTCAACTTTAATTACACCAATACCTTGTGTGCCTGTAAGTGTTTTAAGTATAATTGGAAAATTATTACCAACCATTTTAACAGCGTCATCTATATTCTTTTCGTTAGATACAAAGGCTGTTCTTGGAATTGGTATTCCAAATTTTTCAAATAATAAAGCTGTTGTTAATTTATTGTCACAAGTAAGCATAGCCGCTCTTGTGTTTAACATAAAGGCACTTGAATTTTGAAATGCTGATATTAAAGAAAGGCCTGCTTCATCTTCAACAGCACCTGCTCTTGTTATACAAACTGTATCTTTACCTATAAATGTATGTTCGGAATCTTTACCATCATAATTGTAAACAGTTAAGGTATTTTTTTCTTCGTCTTTTGCTGTGATGATAGCGTGTTTAGTGTTTATGATAACACATTCAAAACCTTTTTTTTTACAAGCCTTTTCTATAAGACCTACTGTAAGTTCTTTCTTTAAAGGTGAACCTGGTTTTTGTTGTTTTACTTTTGGAGCTGACTTTGTAATAATAGCAACCGTAATAGGTTTATCTTTACGCTCTATGTCTTGTTCAGAAATATAATCTTTAAACTTCGGTATTTCCATTGTCGCTATCTTTCACTTCTTCTTTATTTTCAATTTTCTTACCAATATTATATTTTGCTGATAGCGTCCATTCTTTTTTCTCTTTAAATGGTAATACTTTGATTTGACTTAATGGAGCCTTGTTTTCAGCTTCTTCAGGTTTAACTATATCAATCAAATTCCAATCTTGTAAAAGAATAGCAATTGTATTTCTTCTTTGTATATCGTTTTCTACTAATGTAGCTTTTTTACCGTCTAAAGCAAATAATTCTTTAAAATGTGTTATGTAATATTTACCTTGTTTATGTAATATATGACACGATTGGTAAAGTGTTTTATCTTTTCTGGAAGCTACACCTATTCTTGTAAGTGTTTCTCTTACTTTTAGAAAATCGTCTGGTTGTTTGATTGTTACTTCTAACATACTTTCAGGCGACCATTTTATCTCTTGTTCACTCATTTTTTTCTCCCACCTTTAAATAAGGCCTCTTTTATATCTTCAATTTGTTTCTCAGTTAGTATGTTAAGTGCTTGCTTTGCTTTTTCATTACTATAACCATAATACTCTTTTACATACTCTAAATCTTTCAATTTGGTCTGTGATAACCATTTACCACCAAATCGCTTCTTTTTTCTAATACTATTTATCAAAAAATGAA